AAGTCAAAAAAGCAGAAGAGCAGGGGGATCGCCCACTTGTTTCTTCTTATTTAAACCCATCAAAGGTAGATCCAAAACAACCAGTTTCTTTCGCATTATTGGAAGAAGATCCCCTAATTTTTTGGAAAATCTACGGTGAATCTGTACATGGAGAAAAAGGTAAATCTTTTAGATTTATCAGCAAACCAACAGAAGAAGAAATTCTAACTGAAATGGGTGGTTCATATGAAAGAGGAACAAAGTTCCAAAGTACAGAACCAGCAGAAGCAAAAGAAACATATGTTTGGCCTATCTATGATTACAAGAACAAAATGGTTCGTATTTTAGAAGCAGACCAATATCAAATTCTTAGCAAAATTAGAAAGCTATCTTTAAACAGAAAGTATAAAAATCTAATGGCATGGGATTTATCTCTTTCATTAGATAGAGAAGGTGGTCGTTGGAATTATGATGTTCAAATAGAGCCACAAGATGAAGACGATCAACCAGAGTTGGAAGCAGCATGGGAGAAAGTTAAGTCAAAAGGTTTCGATTTAAAGAAACTTCTTACTTATGAAGATCCATTTGGGGGATAATAAAAGAGTAAGACGCAACACTGACTGCCAGCCTAATCTACTGGCAGTTTTTTTATGCAAAGATATAGTTGTCAGGATGCTATATATATGCCATAATGATGGTACAGTTACGAATTAAAAATGTCTAACCAATCTGATGCTAATTCTTTACAGAGAATTACCATTCAAATTACTAAATCTCAGCATGAAATGTTAAAAAATTATTCTCGCCCTGGAACATCAGTTTCTTCGATGATCAGAAGAGCTATTGATGATATGTTTCAGTGCAAAGATGTTATACCTGAAGCACCTGAAATGAAATTATGGAAAGATTTACAGTCAAAACAAACAACAAATGCAGCGTCTTAGTTTTTTAAACCTTCAAAGTTATATACATGAAAAAGGATTTATAGTTTTAGGTCATTGTTATAAATGCGATAAGGTGAGCTATAGATCAGAAGAAGAAGCCAAAATTATTGCAGCAGAAATGTGCAAAAAGGGAAAAGGCCATTCATATGTATATGAGTGTCCTAAAGAGAATGGGTGGCATTTGACTTCACAAAAACCTAAAAGTCATAAAGTGCTTAAATTAAAAAGAAAAAAGAAATCTTATAGAAATAAAGAGCGTTTTGGAATGAGAAATAGCGGTTAATTAAAAAAATTTTAAATGCTCTTCGTTTTCTTTAAGAGCAGCCCTTATTCTTGAGTAATGCCAAAGAGTAGGGCTATTTTTTTGGTTCGTTTCTTGTTTATAGTGATAACCTTCTTTTAAATAAGGTTTCTTTTTTAATTTATAAATTGTTTGTCTGCAACTCATATTTCTCCATGCCATATCTTTTGTCGTGACCCATTCAAGTAAAGCATCTTCATTTGCTATTTGCATTTTGTAATTTAAGAAATTAATTATGTCTTGACATTTACTGGGATTAACTTCAGTCCAGTTATCAAAAGCATTATGACTAACGGAACTAGGGTTCATTAAAAGAGTTAATGCTTCTATGATTATTCTTATATCCATAGTTAAAAGTACGCCTACATTGCATGGGTGCAGTCCATAATCAACAGAGCTAGAGAAGCAAATGCTTTTTTCAAGTCTTTTTAACATAATAATGTTTCAATGTGTTATTTTTTGATGTTAACATGGTGTCGTCATTTAACAGCATTGTAATACATTCAACTTAATTTGTTGTTATATATAATTAAATGAATAATAAAATGGTGTAATAACCCTAGTATTTGCAATAGATTTGTCTGTTACATTAAATTTAAGTCATATTTTTTATTAATTATGGATTCATTATTTGATGTTAAATCTATCAATGTAGAAGAGTATTATTCAGTAAGAGAAACTCTTGAAATATTAATAACTCCACTTCCACCCGATAAATTAAAAAAATTTGGAGAGTTTATTTCTGATTTATGGAAATTTATTACTAAACAATCTCCGATGAAAGATACAGAAAGACCAAGCTATTTTGAAGAAGAAAAACCTTGTTCTTTTTTAGTAAATGTTTATCCAAAAATATGGTTAGAAAATATAATTATTTTTTGTATTAAATTTTATCCTGATTTTTTTTACAATGACGATCTTGCAATTCAGAAGAAAAACGGATAAAGTTAGGAAAAATCCTTATAGACAAATGACTCTTGCCTTACCAATAGAAACGGATAGGCAAAACTTATTAGCTGGATTACGCCATTCATCTTTGGTGCGTGATGATTCAGGAAAGCATAGAGTTTATAGGGATGAAGAAGAAAGAGAATATCATTCAGTAACTTCAATACTTAAACATACTGCACCTGCGGAACAGAAGGCAGCATTAATGAAATGGGCAAAACGCCCAGGTAATTTAGAGCAAAGAGATATGGCTTGTAGTATTGGTACTGCGGTTCATTCATATTGCGAGAAAATATTAAAAACTGCGTCTATAATGGCAATAAATTCTGCAAACAAAAGGAATGGTTGGAAAACTTATGAAGATGGTTTGGCACGACCTAGCCAAGCAATTACAACATGGGCATTACAAAACGCCATTCATGGTAAAAATAAAATCCCAGAACAATGGGCGTGTAGTGAGTACACCAGAAATATACAACCTTTTTTAGAAGATATAAAAGCCATTCATCTTAGTGAATTTAATGTAAACCATTCATCAGGATATGCTGGTCAATGTGACGCTTTAATAGATACAGAAAACCCTGACGGCCATTCAGAACTGACGATAGTAGATTTTAAAACTTATGGGA